CTTGGTGGCCACTTAGCCTGCCTTGGGAGCTGGCACGAGCGCCTTCAGCGTGCGCAGGTTGACGCCTTCGCTCACTCCGTCCTTGGCGCCCTTAGCGGCAGCCCGCCCGGCGTCTGCTGGCGTATCTACACCGTAGAAGTTCTGTGTGATCGGAGCCTGGATCGACTGGCTTACGGCGGGCGGAGCGAAGTATGAGGGGACCGCTGCGGCTGCCTGCTGCGCCGGTGCAGCCGCCAGCAGGTCACGAATTGTCTGCGCGCCTACCTGCGGCGCACCGAATAGCCCGCGAATCGTCTGCGCGTCGATGTTGCCGAGGTTTTGCGACGGAGCGGTAGCCCTGGCAGAAGAAGTGCCATTCGCCAAGATCGCGCGCTCAGGTTGCAAGAAGTTCAAAATCCGATCGGAAGAACTCGTCTGGTCATCTTCCGCACGCCGTGCCGTGCGCGCGTCTTCATTGGCGATGGCGTCGCTAGCTTGAAAGCCAAGCCAGCCGATTGCATCGATCGTGTGCGAACCAAGCCACCTGACGGCCTTGACGATGTCGGCCAGGGTCTCAGCCAATGATGCGGCGGCTTCAACCAGCGTAAGCATGCTATCGGCCATCTCGCCGAACTGACTCTTGAACTGAGGACCTAGGATACCCTCGACGTAGGCGTCCAGCTCGCGAAACTTGGTGTCGAGCGGCTTACCATCTGTGAAGATCGCTAATACTTCAGAGAATGCTGGACCGATATCGTTCTTCAGGGCATCGGCGAACGCCTTCACCTTGTCGGCCGCGCCCGCACCAAAGAACCGATTGAGTAGGTCCTCTGTTTCGGAGTCGCCGCCGGTGAAGAACGTCCAAACGTCCTCGAGCACGAGGAAGGCGGCAACGAGCGGGAGGAGCTCGAACAGCAGACCGCTGAGCCCGTTCTTCAGGAAACCGGCCTTCCTGGCGAGCTCAGTGAAGCCAGAGATCGTCTTCACCACGCCGTACGTGCCGAATGCGACGAGCGCCGCCTTCATAGCGTTGGAGTTCTTCGTGATGGCGACGATCTGCTTGATGAGCCCCACGCCTTCGTGGGTCCACTCCACGATCAGCGGCAACAGCGGCTTGAGCCCCTGAATCGCCAGCCCCCTAAATCCAGTTTTCAGCCGGTCGACGTTGTCGTTGACCTCCTGCGCGTCCTCGAGAAACGATTCGTCGAACTCGGCGCCGAGCTCCTTTACCTCCGCGCGCAGCTTCTTGATGCCGTCCGCGCCTTCGAGAAACAGCGGCAGGAGCCTGGCGCCCGACTTGCCGAACAGGGCCATGATGGCCTCGGTCCGCTTCGCAGGGTCCTGCATTGCGACGAGCCCGTCAGCCACACCGTCTAGCAGCTCGATGGGCTGCCCAACCTTGCCCGTCGAGTCCTTGATGTTGACGCCGAGCGACTTGAACGCAGCGGCGGCCGGCCCGGTTCCCTTGGCTGCCTCAGCGACGTTCCTGTTGAACTTCGTGAACGCCGCGTTGAACTCTTCCGCGCTCGAGCCGGAGAGCTTCGCTGCAAACTGCCAGCCCTGGAGCTCGGCAGCCGACACGCTGAGCGCCTGCGACTGCTTGGCCAGGACGTCGGCTTGCTCGAGGATCTCGCGCCCGAACTCGACGATCTCCTTGATGGCGAATGCTTCGGCCAGGACGGTGCCGAATTCGCCGAGCGTCTTCTTCAGCCCACCGATGCCCCTCTCGCCGTCCTTGATCCCCTTGTCGTCAAATTCGGTTCCAAAAACCGCAAGCAACTCCCTCAGTGCGCTCACGGGTTAAGCCCTCCTCGAAGCAAAGTGCTGCGCATGGTTTTTCTTTCAGTGCTTCTGTTCGGACCGTCGCTTGGCTTCAGCAGCGACCTTCGCCGCGAGCTCGTCGATCACGTCGAGCGCCGCGTGCATCTCGCGCAGGTCGTCGAGGCTGTAGAACTCTTGCAGCTCGCGCAGCGTGCACAGCCGGCGCTCGTGTACGACGGGGCGCCAGATGTACCAGTCGAGCTCGTCGGGGACCGGGACGGTTACGACGTCGCCGCCGCCTTCGTCTTGGCTGCGCCGAGGCCGCGCAGCGCTTTGCCTAAAAAACCGTTCACCCGCACGCAGTGGGCGAGCCACGTCGTCATCGCGGTGTACTCGCCAGCGAAGTGATCGTCGAACATCGCCGCTAGCGGCAGCGGTACGCCCGCGCCATTGCTGGCCTTGCCGACCGTGACTTCGCATTCCGGTGCAAACGCCTGGCACATCTCCTCGAACAGCGCCTCGGGGATGGTCTCCACGGCGCGAATCAGCAGCGGCACCAGGATCTGCAGCGCTTTCACGCTGCCCGCCTCGGCCGCCGCTGCGCCCTCCGGCGTGGTCTCATCTGCCGTCGCAGCACCGATCGCCTTCTGCATGTCGTCGAGCACGGACCCGGAAACGACTTCACGCAGCAACGGTCCGATGGCGGTCACGAACTTCTTGTAAAGTCCGCGACCACTCTCGGCGCCGAGCTGCGTGATTGCATACTGCACGCCGTCAATCACGACGTGCTCTGTCTTCTTCGCCATCGTCTACTCCCTCAAGTGGTGGCTATTGCTAGTGACTAGCTGTTTGCGGAATCGGTCAGTGCGATCCAACGAACGTGTCCGCGTCCGCGAGCATGAATTCCCAGGCCACGACGCCCGCTTCCTTCCCCGCTTTGAAGTCGGGCATGTAGGCGATCATCGCGGAGGAGCTGATCTCCTTTGTCGTGCCGAGACGATCCTCCAGGTAGAGCGGCGCAGGCAGTCCGCCCTCCGTCTTGCGGTGCACGTTGTAGTAGGCAGACAACAGCGCGTTCGCCTTCGACGTGTACAAGAACGTCACGGTGACCTTGCGCGAGGTGTTCTTGATGATGTTGAACACGCTCTCGCCGTCAATTCCGACGACCAGCGTCACCTCGTCGGCAAGGTGTTCCGAGTTCAGGAACTCGTCCGGACCTTTGCCGCTTTCCAGCGAAAGCCCCGCGTAGTTCAGCGTCCAAGCGTCGCCCGAGTACGTGGTATTGCGTTTGCCACTCATGGTCTTTTCGTCTTCCTCTGATCAGCCGATCAGACCGAAAGGGTTCCGCTGATTGCGACACCGTGGAGCGCACCGGAGAGCCGGGCCGACCACTTGATTTGCTTGAGGCGCCGCTGCGCGCGGTCACTCACGAACTGCTGCGCCACCGCCGCGATCGTGACGATCGGATCCTCGTCCGGCGTGAGACCGTTGTTCGGCTCCGTCTGGCCCTTCTTCAACGTGCCGAGGATCGCGCCCTTGATCTGCGAGATCCCCGCGACCGTGTAGGGCACCTTCGGGTTGTTGATGAGCACCGAGAACACGTCGAGCTGCATGGTGATGCTGAGCCAATCGACGAATCGCGTGACGTCGATGAAGCGCCCGCCCGGCGTGTACGACTCGAAAGTGATGGTGAACGAGCCCTGCACCATGTAGCGCGACCAGCGCTTCGCCTTGATGCCGGCGATCTGGCCAGCACTGAGCTTGTCGGCGCTGACGCCGGTGAGCGTCTTGATCGCGGCAGTCGCGTTGCCGGGCTGGAAGTGCAGCGTGTTGGAGAGCCACGCCGCGTTCGCCCATTCGGTGCCGCCGATGTAGTTGTGCCAGATGCCCCACGTGCGCGTGTAGGACAGGGCGAGCATTTCGGAGCCGACGTCGCCGGACGTGACCGTCGCGTCAGCCAGATCCCAATCCGCGCTCTGGGCGCAGAAGATCTTGCCGTTGGCTTGCGCGTACAGCGCCGCGGCTTTGTTGTAGACCCGCGACGTCATGGTGAGCGCCATGCCGTACCAGGCGCTGTCGTCAGCCGCGATCAGCGCGATGTCCGCGGCGAATCCCGCATCGGCCGTGACGTCGAGCATCTTGATGCCCTTGCCAGGGATGAAGGAGACGAGCGTTCCGGCGAGCGAGGCGGTGCAAACTACCTTCGTGCCCGAGCTGCCGACCGCGGTAGTGCCCGCCGTAAGCCCGGTGATGAGCGCGGCGATGGCCGTGCACACCGACGCGAGCGTGGCTGCGCCCGGAACGGTGTACGTCCAAGACAAGCCGCCCACCGAGCCGCCCTTGTAGACGAAGCCCTGCGCGGTGCTGAGCGGGGTCAGCTCAATGACCTGCGTGGGCACCGTCTTGAGTCGCCCGATCTTGAAGTTCGACGGCGCGCCGTCCTGCGCCTTGAACGCCTGCGCCATGAGGTACAGCGGATCCGTGGCGAGGAAGCCTTCGGTCAGCATGTCCGCGGGGTTCGAATACGTGCGCACGTAGTCGTCGAGCCAGGCCGTGTGATAGCCAATCAGGATCGCGGTGTCGAAGCTCGGCGCATCCGGAGCGCGGTCTTGGATGACGATGTCTTCGACGACGATATCGTCCAGGTCTGAGGCCATAGTTCTCCGTCCGCAGCGGCGTCAGCCACTGCACGTTGCGAGCGCCGAAGGGGGCGACTCAGGGCGAGGTGATTGTTAGCGGGTCGTCCGGTGGCGCGATCACCGCGACACCGCTTACGTCTTTGAGGTCGGGCGTGATAACCACGCTCGTGATGACGCCGACGACTACGGGGTCGGCGTCGCTCGAGACCATGTTCAACAGCAGATCCATCGCTGCTCTCGAGAGCGTGTGCTGCCGAGCGCGACCCGAGATGTCACGCGCGGCAAGGACGTCGATCACTCCGACGTTCAGCTCCAGCAGGCGATCGATCACGCGCCCGCGCCACATGCGAGCACGGATACGCTCGAGCACCGACAGTGCCCACTGACTGTCATCGACTTGGCTCGATTCGCACTCGAGATTGAGCGTGACTTTGCGCAGGCCGAAGAGCGTCTCTTGGAGGTCTTTGCCGGACTCTTCGTAGCGAATCTCGTCGCGCCCAACGCCCGCCACCGTCGTGATCCGCATGGTGAGCGTCACGCCCTTTAGCGGTCCCGCGTTCGGCGCGGCCTTCCGTTGGCCGTCGCGCCACTCGGCGAGCCAGTTTGGCTGGTCGCCGTTTGGCGCCTGCGCGAGCTCTGTGAAAAGCTCGATCAGGCCGGGCCTGACTTCACTCCAATTCGGGCCGCTCATTTGTCTGCGCTGCCCTCTTGGACTTGATGGGTGATGCTGCCCAAAAGTTGGGAGTGGTTGATCAGCGGAGTTGAGCTGCCCTTCTGAGCAATCGTACTCTCCGCGTTTTCAGGCTCGATGCCTGAGATGATGCGCTTCTGCACGTCGCCCACGAACCGCAGACCAAGCCGATCGAGTGCGACGGTAGTGCTCGGCAGCGTGCCCTTGATGACCGCGGCCTGGGACCGTCGGAGCAGCTCCTTGTGCTCGTCGCTATTCTCGTCGGCCCAGTCAGCGATGAAGCTGCGCCGGGGCGGGTTCTCGTCGGGGCCGCCGAACTCGTTGAATGCGGCGACATCGAGCACGGTGGCCTCGCCGCTCTCGTCCGACACGGATCCCTCGGCCTCGTGGATGCCGACCGAGAGGCGCGCAGCGGCTGCTTTGCCTATGCGGGCCTTGAGGGCTTGGAAGCCGCGATCGGTGTCGCGGATCTTGGTAGCCACGTCAGCGCAGGACCGCGAATCGGGGCGCCATCTCCCGACGGATCTGCTGATACGTCTTGAGGTAGTCGCTCGTACTCGTCTGGTCGCTCTCCGTGCGCAGACTCAACCCCGCGGGGCTCACGAAGATCTTGTGCGCCGCAAGCGCCGCCACCGCGTCATCCGTGCGGTCGCCGTAGACGTCGACGCTCACCGCGCGCGCAGCTTCCCCGAGCTTGGCGCTCAAGACGTCTGGGTCGCACGTCGTGAACTCGGAGTAGCGCGTGAGGAAGTCGCCGGCGTCCATTTTTCAACTCGGTTTGGGCTTCAGATCCAGTGGCTCGGCGTTGCCCTTTGCGTCGATCAGCTCGACGGTGATCAGGCCATTCTCGACGAGTTCGTGATACGCGGCAGCAACCTCCTCGGGGAGCTCGCCCTCGAAGTGGTTGGCCCCCTGAGCGAGCGACCAAGCCGCGTGCGGCTGAGCCATGACGAGTTTGCGCGAGCTCGTCACCCGCACCAGCAGGAGGCTCTCTGCCGCTTCCGTCGCCTGCTCCGCCGATGCCCTCGCCAATTCCTCTGGCGTCGGCATCAGCTGGCCTTGCGACCCTTCGGTGTCTTGGCTGCGCGCTTGGGCGGACCGATGTTCGACGTGGTCTGCTGGCCGTGCAGCGGAGCAACGGGCGCGGGGTCGTCCGCGACGGCTGCCGACTTCTTCGACGGTGCCCCATCGGTGATCGTGATCTTCAGCAGGCCAATGTCCTTGAAGCGGTACTCGCCGTTCTCGTCGACCTCGGCCGTGTTCTTCGCGTTGCCGTCGTTCGGGCGACGCTCGTAGTGCCAGCGGAGACGGGCGATCGTCACCGCATCGAGCTCGGCAATCTCGATCACGCCGGGAACGCCGTTCACGCAAGGGGGGATGGTGAGCATGGGGGACTTGTTCCCCTGCTCGGGGCGCAGCGGTACGGCGACCGCGTGCAACATGGTTGAGGTGATCCTGATCATGAGTCTATCCCTTCTTATTGCGGCTTGCCCCCCTCGGGGCGCGCCAGGTCACGCAGCAGAGTTTTGGTTGGTGCGCCTCGGTTCAGCGCACCAGCGCGATCAGGTGAAATCCCAGTAGCGCGCGGCATCCGGGCGATACACTTTGGTGCCGCCGGCGCGAGCGACGCAGGGCACCACGAGCTGCAACCCCTGTTCCTGCGGGGGGCGAGCCTCGAACGGGAGCGGGATCACGCCCTCGAGCACGGTCGGGTCCTTCTTGTAGAGCAGGCCGCGATCGGAACCAGCTGCGCCCGCGCCATTGCCGCGGTACCAGCTGCTGATCCGCTTCACGGTTTGGGACGTGCGCAGGAACCAGCTCATGGCCGTGTCCGTCGCTGCGTCGGTACCGTAGGGCGTCTGCGAGAAGATGTTGTACATCTGCGTCGGCAGAATCAGATCCGTGGGGATCCACGTTTCGTTGCTCGCCGTGACGATGGTCGAGATGCCGGCATTGAGCTGACCGATCATCGTCGCCGCCGTGGTGGTACCCATGACCCACTTGGCATTGGTGATCGTACCGAGCCCGAAGATGTCGGTGTTGTTCAGCACGCCCAGCAGGCCGTTGCCGCTCGGGCCGCCCGCCTGGCTGTCGGTGCCGCCCGTGGACAGGATCTTGTCGAGCTGCCGCGCGATGGCCTGGCGGCAGGCGTCGAAGCGCATCGCCTGCAGCGGGATGCCCAAGCGCGCAGCAAGGCGCATCTCGAACAGCTCGTAACCGAACGAAGCGCCAACCGTGCGCACCACGCCGTAGCGCTCAGTCTTCGAGACATCGACGCGCGGCAGGTCTTCGGAGCCGTTGGCGATGATCTTCGCCTCGCCCACGTGGTCGAGCACGTACCAGACGTACTGCGGCGCGTCGGGCGCGATGTCAGTCGCAATGGGGATGAAGGTCACCGCCTTCAGCTCGGCGTAGATCGCCTCTTGGAGCTTGGAGCGGATCTGCGTCATCTCGCGTTCGACGAACGCGGTCTCGTTCGCGTCGAAGCGGTTGCCATCGGCCAGAACCGCGTTGGCGAGCAGTCGACGAAGGCCGAGACGGAAGGGGTCGTTGGTAGCCGGAAGCGAAACGATACGAGCGTTCATGATGTTCTTTTCTCCGAAAGCGAAATGAGTTTTGGGCGCACCTCGGCCACACGACGCGCGCCCCTCACGCGCGTCGTTCAGCCAATCAGCAGCGCGTCAGTGAATCAGCTGAGGTCGACCACGCACTGGCCGACGCCACCGCCGTGGAACACGGACATCGCCACCGGGGGCGAAGAGGCCGTCGCGGTGTCGGCGTCCGTACGGAATGCGCCGAGTACTGCGCCGCCAGCGCCAGCGGCGAAGCGCACGAAGAGCGCGCTCGCGATCGCGATGTTTGCCGCCGCGTCGGTGAGCACCCAAATGCGTCCGCGGCGGAGCACGCGCACGGAGTCGCCGATGTCGTACCCGTTGCCGCTGTACTTGTTGTGGTCGCTGATCGCGACGCCGCGTTGTGCCGCATTGGGCGCGGTCACGTTGCCGGTCACGGCGGGCACCGAGCAGAACCCGTCGCTGCTCATGAAGATGAACGCACCGAACGGGATCGCCGTGGTCGCGATCAGCGATACGATCTCGTTGCCTTCGCTCGCATCGTAGAGCAAGCCGGGGCTGCCGACGTTGGGCTTCAGCGGCACGGAGAGGCCGGTTGCGGTGTTGTACGTGTTGTTGGTCGGAAAGGTCATAGCTGGGCCTTCTTCTTAGAGGTCGGAAAACAAAGGGGCGCATGCGGGCGCTCGAACTGCCGAACGCCCGCCGCTGACTCGCCATCGCGCTTGCGCGCGGCGGTTCACTTCGCGGGCTGGTCGCGCCAGGCGTTCGCGATGTTGGCGTTCGCCTTGGCCCGCGCGGCTTGGAACTCGGCGTCGATGTTCGGGGCCTTCGCGTCGGTGCGCTTCACGGTCTCGACGGCATCCACGATGCTGTCGACGCCATCGGCGCGGGTGAACGACTTGGAGACCGAGTGGAAGATCGCCTCGATGTAGGCGTCTGGCTTCTTGTCGAGCGGCGTCCCGTCGGAGGCGTTGCCGTCCGTGTAGTGGGCGTCACAGCGGATCGCCTGCAGCATCACGTCGCGGTCGCTCAGGTCGTCGAGGGCGTCATACTTCTCGTCCTCGTCGTCCTCGTCGGCCATCAGGCGCACGGCT